CGAGGGTAAATAAATTAATTCGTAGAGGTAGGTCTAGCACTTATGATAAAGATTTGGTAAGACGAGCAGTAAAAAGAAAAAGAAAATAAAATGAAAACAACTAAAGAAAAATTTGTAGAGATAGATGGAAGAATAAAATTAGTAAATCAAAAAATAGATTTAATAATTAAAAATCATTTACATCACATGAAAAAAGACATTGATAGAATTTTATATTCTCTTGGTGCAATCGGTCTATTGGTTTTAGGTCAATTACTTTACTTACTCACGAAATAGTTGTATAGGTCTATCTATGACCTTTAAAAGAATTTTAGTTATTTCAGACTTACATATTCCATACCATCATAAAGACTCAATAGAATTTTTAAGAGAAATAAAAAAACAATATAAGCCTGATTTTGTCATTAACATTGGAGACTTATTAGATTTTCATGCAATCAATATGCACACACACGACCCTGATTTATATTCTGCTGGACATGAATTAAGACAATCAAAAATTTACATTAGAGAACTAGAATCAATATTTCCTAAAATGATTGAGGTAGAATCTAATCACTCTAGTTTAGTTTATAGACGAGCATTGAAATATGGAATGTCTAAAGAGTTCTTAAAAGACTATGGAGATTTTTTAGGTACTAAGAAATGGAAATGGGTTGATGATTTAACTATTGATTTACCAAACAAACAAAGATGTTTTTTTACTCATGGTAGATCAGCAGATATTCTTAAAGTTTCTCAGACTATGGGAATGTCAGCAGTACAGGGTCATTATCATACAAAATTTTTAGTATCTTGGTGGGCTAATCCTGATAATTTATTTTTTGCTATGAATGTTGGCTGTTTAATAAACCAAAAGAGTCTAGCTTTTGCCTATGCTAAAAATTTCAAAACAAGGTTCATTTTGGGTTGTGGAATGATAGTTGATGGTATTCCAAGACTTTTGCCTATGGTATTGAATAATAAGGGAAATTGGATAAAAAAGCTTGTATGAGGAACAAAAAGGGTACATTAAAGGCTCTAGGAAGCGATTTAAAGGCTACTGAAAGACAAATAGGGGGTAACCATTACAAATTACCAAGTAGCCCTCTAAAGTTTATTTTAGCCAATAAATTAAATTTTGTAGATGCTAATATTGTGAAATACGCAGTAAGAAAAAAAAAGGGAGAGAGCCTAAAAGAAAAGTATGATAAAATTATACATTACGCAGAATTAGGAAAAGAAATATTAGGAGATTAAAATGTGGTTGAATTTATTAAGCTTGGGTGTAAAGACAGGAGCAAGAATATATCAAAATAAACAAAGAACAAAACAACTAATGTCAGATGCTCAGATGCTTCATGCTGAGAAAATGGCGAAAGGCGAGATTGAATATAAAGCGAAAGTTATTGAGAGTAATGATAATGGCTGGAAAGACGAATTTGTCTTGGTTCTTGTATCTTTGCCTATTCTTTTATTGGGTTGGTCTGTTTTCTCTGACGACCCTGAAATTCGTACTAAACTAGATTTGTTTTTTGAATACTTTAAAAATTTACCTTATTGGTATCAAGCTATATTCATTGGAGTAGTTTCTGCAATTTATGGTCTTAAAGGTGCAGACATAATGAGAAAGAAATAGTATAGATATGAATGATCAACGATGCAGTAATTATAGAAGTAGAGTTTCAGCTGGAAAGTCTGTATGAACCTTTCGGTCATTTCGTTTGTTTAAGATTTATAGATACTTACCCACAAAAAACAAAACTTACATCTTTGTTAAAAGATTTTAGTAAATACCCTGATGTAAAAGTTGTTGATTATAATTTTAATATAGAAAAGATTACAGAAGCTACTGACATTAGAGGTTTAGATATTACAAAACATTAGCGACCCACCAAGTCTCCCTGATGGGTCTATCTTTAAGGGAGCATATGATACTTAAAGAATTTTTATCCCTCTTGTTTTCCAGCAAGAGTTAAATCTCTTTTAACTTCTGTTTGTCTTACAGATAAGTAACGATCTAAATTATTATACATAAGCTTTGCTTTTATAAGTTGGCTTTCTGCATGAGCATAACTTTCTATTATAGTTTTATACTCAGGGTCAGTTCTAGCTTTATGTTCAGCTTCTACTATTGTTTTAGTATCAATTTTATATTTAAGAAATAATTTACTAAACAAAGCTTTTTTACCCTCATCAAGAATAATTACTTTCTCTGCCCACTTAGACCATTCATTAGAAGCTTCTGTCATTTTTTTATAGGCTTCTCTACTATTTAAGTTCATGGTTTCCATTTTATCTCCTGTTGTAAAACATATCTAAAGATTCCTGTTGCTGGGTCAAAGTCTATTTTTGAACAACCAATTAATAACAGGAAAACTATAAGTGATATTACAGCTATAACAAATTTATAAATTAATCTTGTATATTTACGATGCACAGGAAAGCCAAATATTATCATGGGTATTGCAACATTTCTTTAGCTTCTTTTTTAAGATCAGTTATTTCTTTTGCTAATTTTTTATTATCTGTTTTTACTTCATCTAATTCTTTTCTTAAATTACCATTTAATTCTTTATGGCTATCATTAGCATTTGTAATAGCTGTCATTTCAGCTTCTTTACTATCAATGATATTTTTTAAATTAATTACAACATCATTGAGAGTTTTAATTTCTTTATCTTTAATTTCTATTTGTTTGGAAAGGTCTAAATCTCCTCTATCATCTTTTGTCATAAAGACTCCTGTTTAAAGTGTTGGGCAGTAGAGAGAGGAAACCACCCAACACATAACCTAAAAGTATATGTTATGAAAATATTATACTTAAAATGCTTACGCATTAATTTCTCTCTATCATAAAATTTTTAAATATCATAACGAATCATTTGTATCTGATTTGCTTTTAATCTCAAAATGTTAAAATATTCTACTATTACTTGTATATAATGTTAAAAAAGCTAGGTTTTAAGCCATTAATTTAAAGGTTGAAAAACAACCTGAATAATGCTTATATCTCTGTATATGTTAAATATAAAAAAAACAAATAACCTAAAAGGAGAAAACACAATGACTAAATTTATTAGTGTTAAATCAACAAACCAAACTATGTACTCTATAAATGTAGATCACATAAAATTAGTAAGTTATAGATCAGATGGTCAAAAAAATTATCTTACTGAAATTCATGTTGGTAATTACAGAGTAGATACTTACGATCAAACAATCCAAAAACAATTAGAGGAGAGAGCATAATGAAAAACATAATAGCAGACATTAAAAAAAGTATGAATGTAAAAGAAAAGTTTTCAATCATTCAAGGAGATGAAAACAAAACTTTTTTTAAAACATCTGACATACTTGTTACTAACAATCAAATTGATAACAGATTTAATCAATTTACTTTTGAAAGAGTAATAGATCAAATTCAGTTTGATTTTGATGAGTATAGTAAATTAAAAAATGACGAAGTTTGTTTTGGATTGCATCATATAATTTGGTCTTGTAGAAAATATTTAAACAGGAAAAAAATTAATGAAGCAAAACAAGAACTAATCAATTATGCAACTCTGATGGTTAAAGAAGCAGACTTGCAAGATAAGGAGAGAGCAAATGAAAAAAGCAATAACAAGTAAAGATTCATTAAAAGATATTGTAGTTGAAGCACTTAAAAAAGAGTTTAAAGCTACAAAAATTACTAATCTTTATTTAGATAAAAGAAAAGACATAGATGGAGATTTAGGAATAGATGGAACTGCTGGGTATCATTACACTATTTATGCAGACATTTATAAAGGTGTTAAAAAAGATAAATTTGGTCATAGAGTTTTTAATTACATAGGTAATTATTCTCTAAATATAAATAATCTTTTATCATTTAATACTTTAGATGAAAAAAAATCTTACTTTCCAAATTTTATACCAAATGTAATGGAGCATTGTAGACATTATGCTACTGGAGAAAGAGAAAAAGAAGAAAAGGAGAGAGCAAATGCCTAAATTAATATTATCAATTAACACTAGAAATAAGTCATTTAATTTGCTAGAAAAGGTATATAAAGATTTTGGGGTGGTTTTCCATCCCAATACACCTGTGACAGAGGTTAATAACTTTATAGGAGAAGCTTATAATGGAAAAAGCATTACCGAAGCTTCAGGCGAAGTACGACAAGACAATAGTGAGAGAACAAGACTTGTTGAAAAAGCTAAAGAAGTTGAGGTCAAACAAACAGAACTTGGCTTGGAAGATACACAACATCAAGTACCATCCAGCCATAGTGTAAAGAGAGAGGATAAATAGGGTTATGAAAAAGATACTTTTAATCGCAATCGCTGTGACTTTTTTAAATGGATGTGCCAAATACGACCCAATCATAGACACAAAAGGTAAATCTAAATTTGAAACATCAAATGCAAGTGAGATTTCAAACGATAAAATTTTGTGTGAGAAACTTGCAAAAAACAATACGACATTTTTTGGTAATATAAATTTTTGGATATTGTCTCCAAGAGCAGAGACTCAATATACAGACATTTATAGAAAATGTCTTTTAGGTAGAAATCATCAAGTTTTAAATTAGAGAGGAGAAAAAATGAAAATACTTAAAAATGGAACAGATGGCATAAAAAAAGATTTAAAAAAAATGTGTAAAAGAAATAGAAAAATTTACATTAAAAATCTAAGACAGGATTTGCCTAATAATTTTTGGATAGATTATGGAAACATACCATCTGCTATGTACCCACAAAATAGACCAAACAGAATAGATTATAATGGTAGTGTTGATGCTTTACCAAGTTTATCTAAAATTGAGGGAACATTTGAATAATGCCTAAACCATCAATAAAAATAAAAAAATTAGCTTTCATTTGTGCTAAATGCTTCTCTGAAAAGGAAGATAAATTAGCATGGTTTTTTGGAAGCACCCTTTTTAACGAGTCATTACTCTGTCGGACTTGTTGGAAAGGTCAATTCAATATGTTGGCAGAGTCAGAGAGAAAGGAATGGTCATTTTATGATAATAAAAAATG